GCAGGTTCCTACGCATTAGAAACTGACACAAAGACAAGCATTAACACATCATTGCAAGCGGTGGCTACCTTGGGCGTAACAGTTACTACTGCAGCTTCTGTTACATTTGTTCCTAAATCAATTTCTGCATCAGTAACAATTAACAATTCATATGTGCAATCATCAGTTGTTACCGCTGTTACTGCTGCTTTAACTGACTTGTTTGAATTAGACAGCTTAGATTTTGGTGAAGCACTAAACCTTGGTGTTGTGTACAAAACAATTCATGGAATTGAAGGAGTTGAGTACTCAACTGTTGCACTCACTGGTAGTGATCCTACCAATATTCAATTTATGAAAAAAGGAAGTATTACAATTGTGCCTACTGGAGGAATTACTAGTTCGTCATGACACGTAAATCTTTTACTCTTAGAAATATTAACTCTCCTTATGGTTCTTATTTAGCGTATCCATCAAATGGTGCTTCAGCACCTGGAATGGCCGCTAGGGCAGATGATGACACTCGTCTCCGTTCTGACGATATCCAGTTAGCACCAGTCCTCACATCTAACTTAATTCCAGGAACACCTGGTTCTTTGGTTGGCTTTTTTGGTGCTGAAGTAACAGACTACACAAGCATTAACCTATCTTGGGCAGCACCCCTTGTTGAAACAATACCATCGTCAATCCCTGCTGCTACAAGAGTAATTATTGTTTATTCTGCTTTTGGAGAACCCCCAACTATTAGTGATGGGAACATCCTTGTAGACACTAACAACACAACCACGTACACTCATACTGTTCCTGAAGGGGTGTGGGCCTATTACACCATATTTGTAAAATATGAGTCTATTGCTGGTGGAGCATTTTATGAAGCTGCTGAATCTTTGTCTGTTTTAGTACCTAAAAACTATGGTAGTTCTAGTGGCTTGTATTCAAAAATACCTTTGTATTACAGAATTTTAGATGGCGACATGGACTTTGGTGATGGGGGCCCCCTTAACAAGTACCTTTCAACTATTGGTTGGGACATTGACAAAGTAAGAACTGAAATTGATTATTTAATGACTTTTAAAGACCCGCAAATTGCGGATGGCCAAGCATTGGACTACTTAGCAAAAGACTTTGGAGTTAATTTAGAAAGTCGTGAATTAGGTGCTTATCGCCTTAGAAATATCCTAGGTAGCATTGGCACACTCCGCAGATCAATTGGAACTGTTTCCGGAATTGAAACGTTTATGACTGCTTTAACCGGCTCTAACGTAACAGTTGATACTGTAAACAAAGTTATAAAAGTGCACGCTCAAAGAATTAACTTAATTAAAGACCCAAACATATATTTTGGCCTTGACAGTGTTTTTGACATGGGTTCACCTGCAGGTGCATTTACAACGTCATATGACGCTGGATTTTATGACACTACGTCATACCCTGCTTCAGCAACCTTTGATGGTGGTTCTGCGTCAGCTACTGGTTCTGTTGGGACTAACCCAAACGCAAAATGGACAATAGCTTATGGAACAACAACTTCGTTGTTGTTAACTACAAACGACGATGTAAAAGTTAGCTATGGGGACACTTTCTATTTTTCTGTACAAGATTCATCAACCGTAAGTGCACAAGCAGCTATTACAAAAGTTGGGCTATACACCTCTGGTGCTGTTGTGGTTGTTGAAGACTCTGCACCAAAAACTATTGGTAGTACAAAATATTGGAAGTTTGTAATTCCAAGTTCTGTTTCTGCTAACACCCCTGTTTTTCTAGGTATTACTTATCAAAACGCTTTAATTACTGACCCTGCGACGGCATTTAGAAGAATGCTGCTTGAAAGATTTATTAATGGGCAGTACTTTGATGGTGACACAGTTTTAGGTGGGTGGCTTGTAGGTGCGTCATCTAACGTGTCTGATTACCGCTGGTATGACTCGGCCAGACCAGACGCAACTCAAGACACTTTAAGAAACAACTCTTTTTCTGTGTACAACGCCAACTACCAAAAAACTAAGGTAGTAGCAAACAGACTTCTAATGGATATACTCCCAATTACACAACTTAGTACTAGCGCAACCCAATATAGTAATCAAGCTAGTATCCCAAGCCCTTTGTGGTCAATTAGGTTTAACTATGTTCCAGGAGACACATGAACTACATAATTAGTGCATTAGCTGTTTACAAGCTGCTTCAAGTAATTGACTCTTTACTACCAAGAGAACCAATGCCATGGGTTAAAAACATTGCTGGGGTTATTCTTGGGTATGCGGCAGCATTGATAGTTGACATTGACAAGTGGTATGTGGCCGGGTTGGTAGTTGCCACTATTGCTGGTAGCGTCCAGTTAGTATTGAGGTTAACAACACTGTTGGGCGACTCAATAGAAAGAAAAACCCTACGTTAAGGAGAACCACTTGAAAGAGTTTTACGGAATTGTTGGTGCTGGATCTGCGCCAAAGAAAGTAATTGATGCCGCATTAAATGATATTGGCACTCAATCGTCATTTATTATTCCGTGGTACGGAAGCATGTCTAAAGGTTTAGAAGTTGTGTACGACTGGGTTCTTGACAATGACGTGTCTTTTATTATCGCTGCTTTAGAGGGTGTTAAAAAAGTTCCTAAATCTCTAGCTGAAAAAGCAGGAGGTATTGTGAATGTTGAAGATGTAAATGACTACATTCTGTGGGACCTTAAAGGTAAAGAAGTTCCTGGTATGTCATTAGTTCTTTGGGATGAAGAAGATGAACCTTCATCAACGCGACTTGCAGCAATGTCAATTGGTATGCAATTGCCAACCCTTGAACTTACAAATGGCCTTGTTCCTATTATGCTGGATGACTCACCAGATGTGCAGGTTGTTGTAAGTGATGAGTTGCCAGACATTGATGAAGCTGCATATGACAGAGAAACCCTTGAAATCATGCCAACTGCGTTAGTTAAGCGAATGGCAAAAGATAAAGGGTTTGAACCTAAATCAAAAGAAGAAGCAGTAGAAATGCTTTCGCCTACAAAAGAAGATGAGAAAGTCATTGGTTCTATTATCTTCCTAATGAACGACGGTTCAGAAATTGGGTTTAATGGCACTGAAGCAATCCTTAAAGAAATGTTTAAGATTGTGGCCAAGCATTCTGTGCAATGGTAAACCTACTTACATAAAAGAAAAGGCCCCCTTGCGGGGGCTTTTTCATTTCTAGTGATAACTACCACTAGTTAGTGAGTTCACTTCTTCTTAGCAACTGCCTTTTTCTTTGCAGGAGCCGCCTTCTTCTTAGCGGGGCCCTTGCCAAAGCCGGGATCCTTCTTATCTTTCAAACCACATCCACATGCTGTGCACATATTATTTACCTCCCTTCCTATATTTGCTTGTCTTTTTAGCAGCCATCAGCAGTCCCAAGCACGAAGAGATTTGTTAATACGAGAATCTGGGTCATTAGCTGTCTTGGCTGAAGTATTCTTCTTCTTCATACCTTCCATACGTGCACAAAAAGACTCACGACGTGCTGCTGACTTTTCAGACTTAGCTGCTTGTTCTTTTTTCACCGGAGGCTTGAGGTTGCTGCCCGGGTTTGCCTTTTCATAAGACTTGCGTCCCTTTTCATTAAGACCACCCTTAGGGTCCTTGCCTTCGGCACGAGACCAAGCGGCTGTCTTTTTTGCTGGGGCTTTTTTCTTTGCTGCCATATTGGCTCCTTTATTTGGTTGAGGCCCGAAGTTGCCAGGACCATTTATTGTGGTTGTCAATGCGATCAGCAAGGAAATTCATAATTCCTTGTTCGTCTTTCTTTTGAGCCTCATCAAATGCTTTTTTAAGAGATTTAAGAAGGGCTTCATTTGCCGTCAACAGGGACTTGGCCATTGCTTTTGGATTAGGTTGTACATCTTTAAAATCAAGGGTGCGAAGATCTAAGAACTTTTGCAGGCTAAATGGAGCGTAATCGTCAAGTTTACGAATGTTTTCTGCAATTAGGTCAATTGACCCATAGGCATCTTCGTAGATTTCTGAAAACAAAGCGTGATATTGGCTAAAATCAGAACCTTCTACATTCCAATGGTATCCATGGGCCATAAAGTAAAAAGTGACTACATCTGAAACAAGCACTTTGAGAGCTTTAACAAGGGCTTCCATTTTGTCTCCTACAAAAATACTGGGGTATGTGAAGTATACCCCACACACCCCAGCGTTTTGTAAAAACGCCAGGCTGAAGAACCACCAACTAACCTGGCAGCCCCAGTATAGAGGGTCTTTTTAAAAGATTACAACCCGGCTGTTGCAAAAGCCACAAGATCTCGTGTACAGTCATGGACCCATGACCACCAACGTTTTTGACGGCCCTTTCTTAGCAGTCCCAGTTTGGGCTGTTGGGGAAATTAGGGATTACGGACAGCCCCGAGATTTACAAGTCTTGCTTGGGTTGGTCGCCCTTATGGAACGCCGAACCAAAGAAATTGCAGCTTCTGTAATACAGATAGCCGAGTATGTTGGTGTCTCAAAAGAGACCGCAAAACGGTCACTAAAGTGGTTGGCAGACCACAAAGTAATCACAGTTATCCACAGGCAAAAACCATTAGTAAATGTTTACACACTGCA